ATCGTTAATTCATTCACTGCACTACCAGTTGCTGTTACTTTTATAAGTTCATTTCCATTTACGTCATTTAAAGATGTTCCAATCTTTGCAGTATTTAATGTTGGCGACGTTAGTGTTTTGTTAGTGAGTGTTTGAGTACCACCTATAGTTGCTAAAGTACCACCACCTGTTGGCACTGTCATTGTACCACTATTTGATATAGAAGCAATAACTGGAGTAGTTAATGTTTTATTAGTAAGTGTTTGCGTTGCCACGTCTAATACAACTGCACCAGTAGCATCAGGTAATGATATAACTCTATCAGCAGTAGGATCCACAGCTATTAATTTAGTTTCATGCGAATCAGGTGAAACTCCTTCAAATACAACAGCAGAATCTATTATATTTACTTTTGTACTTAAAGTGCTACTATCACCACCAAGTTGTGTATAAACTTCTTGAAAGTTTTGATTTATTTTTAAACCAGCAGAACGTAAAGTATCACCTGTGCCATCGTTTGCTGCTGATCCTATATTAATGTTTTGTCTTGTCATTTTTTAATCCTAATAAGTCTATTTATACTAGAAAGCTGAGTCACTTAAGTATCTTGTGAACATATCATTGTCCATAGTTTCTGTCACTAATGATAAATCAGGTGTTGCTGCACCAGCACTGTCTCTCTTATCACTATCATCAAATGTAAATGAGTTAGGCGTTACAAGTTCTTCTAAATTGCTATAAAATTTTTCAAGTTCTTGTGTAGTTAATGATTGATAAACGCTTACTAACTGATCAAGTTTCATTCTTACACCCTTACCATCGGAGTCAATAAGCACTGTTTCTTGAACAAATGGTGTAACAAAAGTTAATGCTGCTTCAGAAGTTATAGAAGGTCCAATTGCTGAATCTGCAATTGACAACGGTGCTTGTAATGATAATGTTGCCTCAGTATCAGATACAACCTGTCCTTCATAATAAAACCCCGCTGGATGTATAAATTTTTTATAAAGTTCATTCCATTTACTTACATCAATTGGTGTTTTAATTTGTAATCCAAATGTTTGATATAACTCGTTATTTTGTATAAATTTTAAAGATTCAGTTCCTATAGTACTTGCTGAGTCATCAATAAGAAACATTGATTCTTTACCATAAGCAACTTCAGCTTTTTGTTGAAAAAATAATCTAAAAAATTCTTCAGCAGAAAAACGAGAGCCTTTTAATCTTAAAAATTGTGCAAGTCTTCTAAGTGCAAATCTTGTATCAGTAAAGTTACCACCAGTTTCTAAATTTGCTGCTAGTTCATTTACATAGCTATTTAACAGCTCACTTGGCATTTCACCGATATCTTTTGTAGCAAATATTTGTTTTAGATCATCACCAAATGAATGTGTAGCATCTGCTGAATCTAAAAAATCATAATATTTTTCTACGAATGAAACAAGTTTTGGAAACTCGCTTGTAAAATATTCTGGTAAAGCTTCACGTACTTTTCTTACTTGAAAGTTTTTAAATCTTCTTTTACTTGCAAAATCAATTGCCATTATAGAGTAACCTGTGTATTTTGAAAATCAAGTACTGCTCTAGCTGTTGACAAGCTTGTATCAATATCAAGAATAAAGTTTCTTAAAGGTCTTACAGTGTTTTGATTTGCTGGTGTAACATTAAAATTTATTTTACTACCTTCAAATCCAGTCGGTTTAAATCCTACTAAAGATATTGTACCAGCTGTGCTGTCGAAAGATCCAACATTATCTACTTCAACGCTGCCATCTACCGATATTACTTGTAACTTATTTGAACTTAATAAATTTCTAATAAAGCAAGTTTGATTGTTAAATGTAAAATTTGTACTTCTAACTACATAGTCAGTTGCACTAGGCTCTGCAATCGTAACAGGTAAAGAAATGGTATATGCTAATGAAACATTTAAAGTAGGTATAAAACCTTGTCTTAATTGAACTTCCATTTTTGAGTTTAATATTGCTGGATCCAAAGCATCAATTAACGTTAATAAGTTTGATCTTCTAAATACTTTATTAAACTTTTTCAAGTTAGTAGTGAAAAAATTATTAATAGTATTCTGTACTAAACTTTGTATAGCTTGCGGAGTTGAACCAGTTAAATCAGGATCTAAATTAAAAGTGGTCGTTAATACCATATTAGTAGTAACAGGATCAACAAATTCTGTATCTATTGACATTATTGATAGATTATCAGTCAGTTCAGTTTTAATTCTATCTTTTACGTTTTGTTGTGTATCATCTGATATGTTATCTTTAAACTGTAAACCTACAAACACTTTTCCATATATTCTTGGTACATTATCGTTTCCTCCAAATGAAGTAACATCATTTATAAAAGCACCGAACTTTGTTTGTATTAAGGCTTTATAATCTTCAGCAGTAACTAATCTTCTTTGTGATGAAAAAGCAATAGGTGCATTTTGTCTTATGGATTCTATACTTTCTTTTAATGAACCACCTGCTGAATTACTTTCAGTTATAACTGTTATATTAAACTGAACACCATTTACAGTAACTATAGAATCAGTAGTAAAAGTTGTTGCACCATTTGCAGTAGTTCCTACAGTTGAAAGATAGTCAATAACAATTTTGTTACCTGCCACTGGAGCTTTACCAGTTGAAATACCATCACCAAAAACTATTTCATAAAAACCGTTTGGTGTTTCTTTAATTTGATAAAAAGTTGAATCGTCTGTAATTCTAATAGCATCTACTAAACTCGTATATGTTTCGAAAGTGGTTGAAGATGCAGTAGGAAATACTCTTACACGAATTGTACTTATATCCATTGTAATGTCTGGTATAACAAAAATTTGTGTATCTGAGGTATCACCAACAAAAAATGTTTTTGTTTTTTCTGTTCCTTCAAACACAGGTATTGAAGTTCCATCGTCTTTATTTAAAAATTGATATGCACCATTACCGTCATCTGTTCCTACAAAATTTTCTCTTGTACGAAACGTATAAGTAACGTCGTTCACAGAACTCGTAAAAGTTGTTCCTCTTGGTAAAGTAATTGTTGTAGGCCTGTTACTACCTGTAACTAATACAGATAAATTTAAACCAGCTTGTGAAGAAGTAAAAGATCGCGGAACATAACCCAATCCTTCAGCAAGAGCTACAACTGAACTTCTTAATTGTGCGCTGGTTATAAAAGATTCATTTAAAGCAAAATTAGCAGTCAAACCATTAAAGTGAGTATTATAAGCTAAAACGTCTAATATGTTACTCAATCCAGAAGCTTCAAAATCATAATCTTCAAACTCTGATTGTTGTTTTAGAAAATCTTTTAATCGACCTTTTATAGTGTCAAAGTCTAGTTGAGTTGATTTAATAGTAGTTGCCATTACCTTAACCTCGTTAGATTTAATTCAGTAGTTACTGTTTCGTTACTGTTAACAACTCTAAATGTTACTGTTACTTTAACTTCGTTAGTAGTTTCTCTTAAATTTGTCGATACATTTAATACAACGGCTCTTGGTTCAAATATTTCAATTGTTTGTATTATTCTATCTTTTACTTCTTCATCGTTAAAATCTGTACTTAATGAAAATAACAATGAATTTAAATTAGCACCATATCTTGGTAAAAATGGTTTTTCAGCAAAGTTTGTTAACAAAATATTTTTTACTGCTTGTTTAACAGCAGCAGCATGTTCTTTTTTAAAAATATCACCAGATGCTTTTTTAGCAAAAGACAAATCGATATCTTTCGAAAACTTACTTTTCGAAGTTATAACTTGTTTGGAACCTATGTTTCCGTCTTCTACTGCAAAAGCTCTTATTGGCATAATATCCCTTTATCCTATTTATACAAGTTCTTTTGATTCTTCATCTGTTCTGAGTACTTCTATCAATTCATTTGTTGCTTGAGTAATATTGTTATATCTCGTTTCAAATTCATTTTTATAAGTTACTTGATACGGTGGTATTATTTCTGGCATTGTTATTATTATTTGTACGTTTAACGAATCGTCTGGATTAAAGTTATCATAATCTAAAAACATTTTTTCATAATTTAAATTATCTTTAAAATAAACTGCTAAATCAAAAGTTTTTTCTACGGCCATGTTTCCTTTATTATCAATCAATTCATACACTACTGTTCTTCCTCTTGACATTAAAAAGTTTATACCATCACTTACATCTAAGTCTTCACCAGATTCAGGTCTATATAATCCTTCAACAGGTACTAATCTAAAATTTTTAAATTGTGTTGGAGAATCAGATGAATTTATTAATTGTAAAACTCCTGTATGTAACATATATTGTTTTGCTAATCTTAATCTTTCTTCATCTTCAAGTATATGAGTTAAAGTAACTGGATCTCCATGAGGAGCAACAAACTTAGCCATAGTTATACCCGGCGCAAGTTTTGTTCTCATTGTTATAGGTAATCCTGCTGAAACTTGATTTACTGGATTAAAAGTTGGTGCTACATAGTAATCTGTTTTAACGTTTGTTATTTTATCTGACTTATATAGTTTTGCTGTATTTCTTGATCTACCAAGTGGAACACTACCTCTTACTGCTATTTTATCTTTACCAACTGTTCTACCAGTGGCAGCTGGTGTCATTCTTGAAACATGCGGAGATAATACACCATCAGTTATACACGCACCAATAAATGTTTCATTTCTTGCATTATTAGGATCTCTTAACTTAGATCTTACTTGCATAGTATTTAAGTCTGTAGTTGATACACCGCCATAATGTTCAAGTCTATTTAACTTGTTAAATAATGCATTATCTTCGTCTATTGAAACTCTTTTGATTGCAACTGTTGAATTTTCTAGTGCACTATTCATTAAAGCAGTTGTTGGTTGGTGAGTAGTTTTATTAGTTGCTTCAGTAAAAGTAACTGCTGACTGAGCACTACCAGCTGCTGGTCCTACTGCGGCTGTAGCAGCTTTGCCAGCTGTGTTTGCGTTACCCGATAAGTTACCATTAAATGTTGGTGCGGTCATACCTACATCTGCAATGACACCTTGTGACGCATGTATAGAAGTTGAGTTTATTCTTGGAATATGTGCAGTTTTTGCATACATCACGATATCTTCACCGCCTATTGTGCCACTATCTCCAGTTACTGCTAAAGAAGAAGCTGCAATATTAATACTTTTAGAACTAAATGTAACTTCATTTTCTGCTGTCATAAATAATGTGCCGCCTGTATTATTATTCTGATCTTCTCCTACAAACACACTTTTCGTTTTTTTAATAATATCATTATTATTACCATGTATGAAATTCATTTTATCGCCACCTACAGTTTGCGATGTACCACCAAGTATTTGTTCTTCTTTACTACCGCCAATATCAAGAATATATCCTCTTTTTACTGTTTGTTCAATGTCACCTTCACATTTAACATTAAAGTCTCCACCAACTTCAATATCAAAATCACCAGATACTTTTAATTTTAAATTACCACAATAAACTAATTCACCATCACCATCAACAATTACTTTTTCATCTCTTGCTGTTACTCTTACTGTATTGTTTGTAGAACCATATACGACTGTACCATCTGCACGCATCTCAACACCAGACCCAGTCCTATGACGTATCATTACTCTTTCACCATCAGGAGTATCATCTACTTCAATAATATGACCGGATGCTGTTTCCTTTACTTGACTGTTTGGATATGTACTAGTAGGTTCCTTTTTTAATCCTAAATCTACATCTGGGCATGAACCACTTACTTCTACGTTTACTCTTTTTGAACCTCTTGCAATGTTGTTTACTGATGAAGCTTCTTCATATTCAACTTTAGGAAATATGCCTAAAGGATCACTTTTTCCATTATCTCTTTGTTTAAGAGAGTTTGAAGCAGCAGTAGATAAAGTTTTTAATTCTTCTCTATTTGTCATTTAAATAA